CCTATACGCACTAGCGTGGTGGGGGGGCAAGGGGTCGATTTTTACCACTGTGGGTTGTAGCGCCAAGGCAGCGCAACCCTTGTACAAAAGCAAACGTCGGTTTGCGTTACTGTACATCGAGATACCGCGCAACGTCAGCGAGAGAAGGCACCCCGGCTCTCTTCTGTAAGGCCAAGGCGCAGACTACCTTGGTCGCTGACGCCACTACCTCTGCGTCCTTATCTGCTGTAGCCAAGCGCCGGGCGTGTGCTATCTCATTATCGAACAGCCTGACCTGACCCATCGCCTGTTGCACGGCTCGAAGGTAGGCATGGCAGACCTCGCTGGCCTGTGTGTGACTGTATGTTTCTTCATCCCCTATAACCCCTGTACTTTCATGCACATCGTCTTGGTCTTGTATTAGTTGTAGTGGCTTGGCTATCTGTACCTCTTCCCAACTCGGCACTGGCTCGCCACCTTCCCACAACACCTGATACCTGTTGCTCTTCCAACCTGACGCAGTCTCTTGGTAATCCTTTGGGTTTAGTTGTCGCACATACTTTAGCTTCTTTAGTTTCTGCACACTACGATGTATGCTTGTTCGCGATTTAAGAGCCGTCAGCTCCATCAACGTCTCACTGCTAGGCCAACATACCCCATGTTGGTTAGTGAAGGCACACAACGCTCCTAGCACCCTTAAATCGCTATCGTTCAATTCACGGTTAACAAAGCACCTCATCGGCATCACTGACCAAGGTCGTTTGAAATCAGAACGGTATTTCGTCATCTAGCTCTATCCTCTTCGCTTCCTTAATTACGGCACCGGGGAATGCATCTAGCACCGCTGCCACCTTTTCGCTTTCCCATCCATCGATAACACGCGCCACCATCTCTACCGAATAGACCTTACGCTCAGGCACGTCATTCTTAACAGCCGATACCTCTTGGTCGGTTCTTACGACAGCAAGCACACCGCCCGACGGCAGAGGCGCTTCCCATACCTCATGGCTCAACGGCTCCGCACCTGACGCAGTAGCGACCTCATCGAGCTTCTTGTAAGCACGGCACGACACTTGCACCTCATGCTCGACCTGAGCCGCGTTGTTATCCCGGACAGCTTTGTTCAGCTTATCCGCTTGCAACCAGAACCGCTCACGCAGTTCCGCATCAACGAGCAACGCCAATCTATCGATGCCCCACTTGCGCTCATAGTGAGACGCAACCTTATCATGCTCGATAAGCGCGTTTTGGACAGCCCCATATGAGCGCTGTTCTATATCAGCCGCATGGCTCTTTAGCGTCCTCAACACCCTTCCATCTGGTTTCGTTACTCTACCTCTACTCATGCGAAAAAACCCCCATGTGTGAATATGTGATTGTACTATATATACAATCACACATCACACACGCCATGCGATTAATCACATCTCGTGTGATTTTAGCCTTTTTACAATCACACATTTTCACTTAACTCCTTGTATTCCCACACTTTGTTCTCCTCTATCACAATCACACGCTTGTTCTGTAAACCAGCCCTTGCGTCTCTTCGCTTACCCGACGTAAAATCGGGTGTTTTCACACGGTGCGCCTCATGCCAAACCGCCACCGGCACCCTATTTTGGCCCATCTCAGCGCACACATTACGCAGCGCATCAAGCGCTATATGTTGCTCGCTCGTGAGCCTGATTTGCTTCTTCTTCTGCTCCGCATCCTTGCGCGTCATCACCACCGACACATCATCGATAAGCGCTATCTGCGTCATCTCGAATGCCATATCCGCGATAGGCTCCGCATCCTTTTGTTTCTCCATCGCCATCGTTACGGTATCCTCTAGCTTGGATATACGCACGCTCGTATCCACCGCACCCAGTAGCGCAGTAGAGCCACGCATACCGCGAGCCGCGTCTTTACCGCTGTGATGGATCGCGACAAGCGCACAACCGCAATGGCGCTTTACCGCCTCACACGCATCCACGAACAGCCCCATATCAGTTGCGTCGTTCTCGTTGCCACCAAGCAAAGCGCGAGCCACGGTATCGACAAACACCGCACTAAAGCTATGACCAACCCCATCGATGGTGCGTATTAATCGCTCTACCTCGTCCGGCTCTCTGAACCGTACCGCAATTGGTAGCACGTAAAATGGTACGTCATGCGTTAGCTTATGGTGCGCTTGCCACGCCTTTATGCGCTTACCCAGACCGCCAACGCCCTCGCCAGCTATATATAGCACGGCGCCTGATTGCACAGGGTTAGATTGCCACGGTACACCGTAGGCTATGGACAGCGCCATATCGATAGCGATGAAGCTCTTACCGGCTCCCGGCTCACCATACAGCACGCTAAGACCATGCTTTGTAATGACGCCGTCTATTGTCCACTCCACTGGTGGCATATTGCGTAGATAGTCGATGCTGTATAGCTCAAACACATCGCCCTTTGCTTCAATCGGCTCTGGCTCTATCTCTGGTGCCGTTGATATAACCGGCGCTTTGTTAACCAGTTCACGTAAATCCTCTGGCTGATATCCTTGGTTGAGCCAGTCCACTATATCGCCCTTGTTAGGCAATCCCGGTAGACTGATGCGCTTTACCTCTTTGGCTATGCCAACGAGATGCGCCGATACCTGTTGTGCGTGCTTTGCTCCAGCCTCGTCGTTATCCTCGATGATAACCACGCGCCTGTCCTTGAGGTATTTGTTTAGCTCTGGTTGCCACTTACCGGCACCGCCATGGCTCGTTGTGGCAAGGGCGCCAATGCTTGTGAGCCTGTCAGCGCACTTCTCGCCCTCAACCACAAACACCACCTTATTTGTGTCGGATAGGATAGACGGTAGGTTGTACGGTACAGGCTCAACGCCGTCCATCTTCCAAGTGTAACCGCCCTTGCCGTCAGGTCTGCGCTGCCGGAATGTTTTAGGCTCGTATCGCACGACCTCATAGGCAAGCTCGCCATCTGCGTTGTAGTATTCGTATATCTTGCTTATGTACTTAGCCGGGGTGATAGCCTCTTGCGTTTGCTTGGGTATGCCAAACTTACGCTCTAGCGTGTCTGGTAGACTGCGTAAGGTAGCGCCCTCATGCATCTTTACCATTTGGATCACACCGCCACCCTCGTTAGCCTCGAAATCAAAGAACGTGCCTTTGCGTAAATCTACGCTCTTACTGCCGTGATTGCCCCAACGTAGCTCGTGACCGCGTCGCTCCTTCGGCTCCCCCCAGTAATGTACAGCCACCTGTTCTATATATGCTGCTATATTATTACTCATGTTACATTTCCCTGTTGCTCCCTTAGTAGTTTAGGCGTGTCCGGGACAGGGAGAATAACCCGGACACGCCAACGACATCAGAACAAGTCTGAGCCGGTTGGTTGCGGCGCTGGTGTTGGAGCAGCCGCAATAGGCGCCGGGGAGGAACCAGCACCATCCATTGCGCTTGGGCGGTCTATCCATTCGGATATCGACCACTCAGGCGCTTTAAATCGCAACTCACCTTGCGGCGAGTTTACCTTTACCGTTTGCAAGCCAGAGATATTAACGATAGGCACCTTGCCCTCGTTATGGCCCTTCTCTGCCTCGAATTGGTTGTGCAGTACGTCGAGCGCTTTGATGACCGTCTTCGCGCTGTGGCTAAACTCACGCAAGCCTAGCTCTGGCTTGTATATCTTGAGCCTAAACGCTTGCTTGTGTTCATCGCTTGGTTTGGATGGCATAGCCTCGCCAACATTTACCATATTGAAATCAGGTGCGCCGGACGCAAATGATAGCCACCCCACCTGTAGGTTTTCAAAGTCAAACGCAATCTTTGTTGGCAGCGATAAGTCTTCCTCTTGCTTTTCCCACATACCATTTACGTTAACTCTGTCCTGTTTAATAAAGTCACCGCTCTTCGCATCAAACTTTATAATTGGTAGGATATCGCCCCCACCTGTGCTCTCTGTACTTAAACCTAACGCCATAATACTTTACCTTTCATAACGCCATAAACGACTGATTGGGTCAGCCACCCATTGCCTTGCGGCAATTCAAAACATAACCATCTGCGTATTCACAGCATCGCCACTATCATATCTTTTATTATCACCCTTTGGGTATGGTAAGATGTCATAATTTAAGTCTCTCATAAAAGATTTTTTTTGTGTTTTTGAGCCACAAAAATAAACGTAACGATGCTTTTGTGGTCTATCCACAATCTCATATTTTTCTGTATTAATTTTTCTTTCGTCTAAAGATACTTTTTGTGAAATTGTTTTACTATGTTTGTTAGAGTTTTTCTCACGCCATTCAGTTCTTTTAGCCGATAGCCCTGTATAAATAAAGTTTGTAGCTTGGTAAACATAACCAACATGGCCCATACTTGTGTCTGCGTAACTTACAACTATTTTTGGTTTAGGTAACAATTTCAAAGAATGAGATATAATAAAACTAGCTTGGTTGTTGTCGTTGTTTTGTAAACAAAGTCTGTTCAATTCTAAAACAACATCCGAATGTTTTTCACCACATAGGCCGACACACAAAGAGCGTGATGGTGGCGAGCCGTAAGTAATCACACCTATTAAATTATTATTATCGAAAAGACCGAACGCATATGTAATCGGTGGTATGCGTTTCGCGTAATGTTTTTGCAAAAACCACTCATATGTTTCTTGTGGTTTTATTTGTTGCACCAAAAGAGTTTTGCGTTCTCTATCAAACATTATCTGCCTCTCTGCAATATCCAACCACCCGAACAGCCGGGTAGTCACGTTCTAAAGTTACGCTGAATAATTCCTCTTCCATTATTTTAGTCATGCGACACACTTGCACGTTGTGAAATGTATTGCTGTGACGCAACACATTGCAATGCAAATCTGCGTTACTTACACCCACACATACCAACAAAATTAGCTCGAACAAAGTAGCTCCCTCACGACCATGCAGAAATCGTCGAACGATAACTCGCACGCATAGAACCAGTCATACTGCTCCATAATATCTAGCGCTGGCTTGTAGCTCGATAGATTAACGAGACACTGTATCGGAATGCGCCAACGCTCCTCTAGCCTGTCGCCCTTATATACTAGCGCCGGATACTTGCCAGCCTTCTCAGCCGCCTCACACGCCTGTGTCCACCACTTTGGGTCTGCAAAGGCGCTCGTTGTTTTGTACCGCTTGCACTCAATCACAAACGGAAAAGACACATCCTCGCAAACTAAGTCAGGCAAACCAACCTCTCTCGTTTGCGCCAGCACGCGCTCAAAGCGCATTCCAAGCTCTGCCTCTAGTCTTGTGCGAACATCACGCTCGTAAGTTGCGCCTTTGGTACGGCTATTCGGCATCCTTTTTAGCCTCATCCAATACGTTATCGTGGCGTATCGTTGTGATACGACCTGTCGGCTCGTCCTTTATATTCGCATCCACGAACCCACTCTCGCACGTTTCACCCTGACAGCACTCTTCGACAACGAGCTTGCATACCCGGCACTGCGTGTGACCGTGTACCTCAACCGGCGTGGTTGTGCATTGACATCTTGGACAAGTCATTTCGTTGCTCATTTGTTGGCTCCTATCATTTGGTTGATGCGTTGCGCTATCACTGGCTTGCTTTCATCACGAGGCGTCAAAGCGTTATCCAGTATCTCGTCAGCGAGGCTCGCCATACTGCGATGCGCTGAGTTATTAACGGCAGCGCGTAGCTTCTCAACGGTGCTGATGCGTAGCCTCAGTAGTGTAGGTTTTGTGTCTGTCATGATAGCCCTGTAATTTTTTTCTCTCTATCCCTTGTAATAGATATCAATATGATATATATACTTGATGTATGGTTGACGTTTTATTGATGAACAGGGGAATATAATGCAATACATCGCTTACTACCGTGTATCTACCCAGCGCCAAGGCCAGTCAGGTCTTGGTCTTGAGGCACAACGCGCCGCTATCTCTGGCTACGATATCGTAGCGGAATACACAGAGATAGAGAGCGGCAAGAAGAACAACCGCCCACAGTTAGCGCTTGCACTAGCGCACGCAAAAGAGCTAGGCGCCACGCTTCTTATCGCAAAGCTAGACCGGCTCGCACGTAACGTCCACTTTATTACCGGGCTACTTGAGGCTGGCGTGCCTATCACTTGCGCTGATATGCCAGAGGCAGACCGCACCTTCCTACAGATGGCGGCAGTATTCGCAGAATGGGAAGGGCGCCGTATCTCTGAGCGCACAAAGGCGGCACTCGCACAGGCAAAAGCACGAGGCGTAAAGCTAGGCGCACCAGACCCACGCAAGGGTGGTGCCGCTACCGCCAACCTACGCAAAGAGCGCACCGCAGATGTTGCGCCTACCGCGCTACCTATCATCACTACATTACGCAAGGCCGGTCAGAGCCTTCGCGCTATCGCATCCGCGCTAAACGAGGCGCAGATACCGTCAGCTATGGGCGGTCAATGGCACGCATCTAGCGTGCGCAACTTAATAGGAGCAACCAAATGAAATGGTATGAAATCTTTGCAGAGTTTTTAGTTACGGCTCTATTCTTCGTAACTGTGTATCTCGTCATGGTGTTTATGTTTGTGCTATGAGACGCACAAAACAAATCATGACACGTGCTGAAGCAAAAGCAAAAAAGCAAGGTATGTATTTTACCGGCGAGCCTTGCAAGTATGGGCATATCGACGAGCGGTATGTCAAAAATAGTAACTGTATCGTCTGTCAAAAAAACAGATATTACAAAAATAGAAGGGAGAAAAAGAATGGAAATCATTAGTCGCAAGGATGCGCGTCAAAAGGGGTTAGTCAGGTATTATACTGGCAAGCCGTGTAAGCATGGGCATATTTGTGAAAGGTATGTTGCTGGTTGGGGTTGTTTAATTTGCAACCATTTGCTTATGCAGAAAAAAAGAAAAAATACAAAATACAGAGAAAAGGAAAGAGCTGATAGACTTGCTCACTATCATGAGAATAGAGATATTATCGCAAAAAAAAGAAAAGAAAGATGGTTAAAAGGAGAAACGAAAAAAACGCAGAGAAAATATTATGAAAGAAATAAAGCAAAATATAGTGCGCTTACACGATATTATCAAACATTAAAAAGTAAACGTACTTTAGCTGGTTTACGCCCAAATGATTTCAAGAAAATCTATATAGAAAGAGATAAGTTAAACAAAAACACAGGAGTACCACATCACGTAGACCACATAGTGCCATTGCAAGGCAAAAATGTATGTGGCCTTCACGTGCCTTGGAATTTACAGGTTATCACAGCACAAGAAAATATATCAAAATCTAATAAATGGGAGACAAACTAATGGTCGGAAAACTAACACCAGATAATATTGCAACAGGCTCTACTATAGCCGCAATCATGAATATGAACCCATACAAATCACCCAACGAGGTGCTATCGGATGCGGTCAATGGCCCGGAGCCTTGGGATGGTAACGAGCTTACCTACTGGGGTGATGTGCATGAGCCGGTGATACTGG